CTTATTCAGGCATATACAACGGTTCGTCATTAACCTCTGACGAGTCAATTTACATGGGTGGCGGTAGTACCTTCTTCCTCAATAATGGTAGTGAGTCACTCAGAATTGATGGGCAGGGCAATGTAGGTGTTGGAGGTGGATATGCAGATACAACTGGCGGCATAAGTGCCTATAGCGCAGGCGGTCTTATTTCAGGACGTGCAAGTAGCGAAAACCTCAACTATGTGTTCCAGGGTTACCTAAATGGCACA